ACCTTGACGTTGCGGAGACGCATCTTGGCTTGCCAATGCCTACGCCTGATCGTGTGCATGACACACTGATACTTGCATTCTTGCATAACCCCCACGTGCAGTCCTTGTCCCTTAAAGACTTGGTGGTTACCTACAGCCTTGCTGAGCCAAATGAGCGCGATGAATTGCGTGACTGGATAGTTGCCAACGTTGACGAGGCACGGCGTAAAAAGTCCACCTGGGGTGCACACATCTCAAAAGGCCCCGTTGAGTTGGTAGGCCGCTACGCCGAGGCCGACGTAAAGCTTACCGCGTTGCTTTACGAGTTTTTGCAGCCTTTGGTTTTGCCGGCTCAGTTTGAGCCATATCAGCGTGAGATTGCGCTGATCCCCATGTTGCTTGAAAACTCGCGGTTAGGCGTAAGGGTTGATCGCGATGGGTTGCAAAAAGCAAAACTGCAAGCGCAAATAGACATTGAAAAGTGTAATGCTTGGGTTCGTACATTGCTTGGGTCTCCTGAGTTGAATGTCGACAGCGATCGGCAGCTGGTCGATAGTATTTATCCCACTGACTACTGGGATAAGAAAAACGGATGGCCCGCTACAGACAAAGGCTCCCCTAAGGCTGATAAAGAAACACTGGAAGAAATCATTACCCACACGGAGTTAAAAGGTGTCCTACGTTACCGAGCCAACCTATCAACATGCCTGTCAACTTTCATTGAGCCCTGGCTGGAAGCTTCTACATCTACAGGTCGAATCTACACGAACTGGAACAGTGTACGAGGTGAACGTGGTGGGACCCGCACAGGTCGACTCTCCTCAACCCCCAACTTTCAAAATGCGCCTGTTCGCTACCCGAAAATTGTCACCGGTGGCGCAACTACCAGCATGGGACGAAACGAAATTATCATCCCCGCAGAGCTCGATATAGCCCCATTGCCACTCATTCGTAGCTTTATTCTTCCGGATGAAGGTCATAAGCTTGTGGCATGCGACTTCAATGCGCAGGAGCTGCGAATCTTTGCCCACTTTGAAGGTGGTAACCTTATGCAGCAGTATCGGCAGGACGCCCGCGCTGATCTGCACACCTACGCTGCCAAGTTGATGTCCGAGGCTGCCGGCCAGGAAGTGTCTCGCACTTACTCTAAAGGCGTATCCTTTGCCATTCTGTATGGCGCAGGGCCGCAAAAGATTAGCGAGATGCTTGAGATTAGCTATGAGCTTGCCAAAACGCTAATGGATGCATACACGTCGGCGGTGGCGCCAGGTCTTAAGACCATGCAAGGTGTTATGCGTACTCGGTACAAGCTTGGCCAGCCTATCAAAACATTAGGCGGCAGGCTGGTTATGATGGAGCCGCCAAAGATCATCAATGGCCGCCTTAGGGAGTTTGACTACAAAGGCGTTAACTTGCTAATTCAAGGCTCAGCTGCGGATCAGGCTAAGGCCGCTATGCTGCTGTATCAAAAGCGCCGCCTTGGCAGTAGGTTGCTACTTAGTGTGCATGATGAGTTGGTCATCTCAACGCCGGTTGAGCATATCGAGCGTGAGGCAGAAACACTAATGTGGAGCATGTGCAATGCACTGGCCATGGATGTGCCTATGGTCTCGGATTACAAAGTTGGTGAAACGTATCAGGAAACCAAATAAAGGAGTTTGTAATGACATTGTTCAATCGTGTGTATGTATCAATGGTATGCGTCGCAGCTCTTGTATTGCTGCTTGACCTTTTTGTATGGAGGCCGTGAATGATTGACTACGCACACCCTATGCTGATGGCAGAAAAGCATCTACGTCAAGCCTATGAAGCGCTAATTCAAAGGGACTACACCACAGGCAAAGAAGAATTGCTTAACGCAATTGCGCAAACACGACTGGCATATCATGCTGCAGAGGACGCACGTGTTGCAGAACAGGAATCAAAGTAATGGGCTTTTCACACTCATCTATTAAAGTCTACGAGCAATGCCCATATAAGTATAAGCTTACGCGCATTGAGCATCGCAAAGAGCCTTCAGGCGACGCCGCGAAACGCGGCGAGCTAATTCATCGCGAGTTTGAGCATGCCATTATGGGCCTAGGCATGCTACCGGCTGCACAAAGCTTTTGGCTTGACTACGTGCAAGAGCTTATGCAAAAGCGCACGCAATGCGAAACTGAGTTTGCCATTACTCGAGATTGGAAGCCTTGCGATTTTAAGGACCCAGAGTATTGGGTGCGAGGCGTGTACGACGCGGTGTGGCACAAAGATGGGCATGCGCATGTTTTGGATTGGAAGTCAGGTATAGAGCGGGACTACGGCGACCAGCTAAAGCTATACGCCACCATCATCATGGTATGCAATCCAAAAATTGATTACGTTACCACTGAGATTTGCTACACAGACCTCAACAAACGTGCGCCGCATGAAACGTACAAGCGATCTGAGTTGGTTGTATTGAAAGCCTGGTTGACAGACAGAATCAAAAAGATTGAAAGTGATGACATCTTTGCGCCAAAGCCAGACTACGGCTGCCGACGGTGTCACTTTCGCAAATCAAACGGAGGCCCATGCCAATGGTAGCACGCATATTGCTTGAACGTGACCTGGAAAGGTACTTCTCGGCGCAATGCAAAAAGCATAAGCTGATGACGTTGAAATTGCATGTGCGATTTGCACGCGGTTGGCCTGATCGCATTGTTGCTCTTGAAAATGGTGAGGTGCTTTGGGTAGAGCTTAAACGGCCGGGAGGTACGCTATCAGCTTTGCAAGAAAAGGTGCATGCTGATCTTGCGCGGTTAGGTCACAGCGTGCATGTGACTTACAGTAAGGAGGACATTGATCGTGTTTTGGGAACCGCATGAGTATCAAAAGGAAGCCGTAAAGTTTCTGGTCTCACAAGGATCAGGCGCGTTATGGCTTGATCCTGGGCTTGGCAAAACTGCCATTGTGTTAGCGGCGTTTCGCGCCTTGAAGATTAAAGGCCTTGCGCAAAAGATGCTGGTGCTTGCACCACTTAGACCCGCGCACGGCGTGTGGCCTGCCGAAACTAAGAAGTGGGAGCAGTTTGAAGGCTACTCCATAGGCGTGCTGCATGGTGGCAACAAGGCCAAGGTCTTAAAGCAAAACCACGACATTTACGTCATCAACTTTGAAGGCTTGCAGTGGTTGTCATCACAGCTTAATGGCAAGCAATGGCCTTTTCAAATCCTTACGGTGGATGAGATCAGCTACATGAAGAACACGCAAACCCAGCGGTTTAAATGCATTAAGCCGCTGCTGAATAAGTTTGATCGTCGTTGGGGCTTAACTGGATCACCTGCCCCTAATAGCTTATTGGACATCTTTGGCCCGCAGCTAATCATTGATCAAGGCGCCACGTTTGGGCAGTTCGTATCCCGCTTTAGGCAAGAGTACTTCTATCCGTCCGGATATGGCGGGTATGAGTGGAAGCTGCAGCAAGACGGGGAAAAGCGAATCCATGAAAAGCTGGAAGGCAAGGTGCTGCGTATGGCAGCGCTGGACCATCTAGATTTGCCTGAGTTAACTTACAACAACGTGTACATAGAACTACCTGCGGCCGCCCGCAAAATGTACAAGGCCTTCGAGGATAACTTGACCATTGAGTTGGCTGCAGGCAATGTTACCGCCGTTAACGCCGCCGTTGCCGTTATGAAAGGCCAGCAAATCGCCAATGGTGGGTCTTACTTGGATATGGATGACAACACCACGGAAAAGACCAGCATACATTTGCATGACGCAAAAACTGAGGTTGCACTTGAGCTGGTTGAAGAACTATCCGGGCAGCCTTGCATCATTGGCTACCATTTTGCGCATGACTTGGAAAGATTGCAAGCTGCCTTTCCAAACGCGCCTGTAATTGGCAGTGGTGTAATTGGCGCTAAGCTAGATGCAATCATCAACGCGTGGAACGCAGGCGAGATACCGGTGTTGCTTGCCCACCCAATGTCGGCAGGGCATGGCCTTAATTTGCAAGGCGCAGGCCACGCAGTGATCTGGTATTCTCTGACTTGGAGTCTTGAAATCTACGAGCAGTTTATTCGTAGACTATGGCGGCAAGGGCAAAAGAACCACATTGTGGTGCATCACATCATTGCAAAAGACACCATTGATGAGGCTATCTTACAAACGGTAAAACGCAAAGACAAGACGCAGCAAAAATTGCTTGATGCAGTGCGTGATTACGTCCATCGTGATACAATGGCCTCTGTTGATGTTTGAAAAGAATGCAATGCAGCAGCAACAATTTTTACATAACCCTGTAGGAGTCAGTATGACTGAAGAAAAGAAAGCGCGTCGTCGCGCGAATAAAGCCGCCATCATTACCGTTTTGGCTACTGAAAACCCAAAGCGCAAAGGCACACGTGCGTGGACGCGGTTTGCGCTGTACGAGTCCGGCATGACCGTGGCAAAGTACCTTGAGTTTGGCGGCCGTACGGGTGATGTGAACCACGATGCTGAGGCTGGCTACATTTCCTTGACCGTTGTATGAAGATCCTCATTACCGGCGTCACCGAGACGCATAACAACAACCCAAAACGCGCAAGTTCTACAAAGTTTGTGTCGATCCCCGAGCTTATGCGCGAAGGCTTTAAGGCCCTTGGGCATGAGGTAACGCATGATTATGTGCGTGAGGACACTGACCTGTCAAAGTTTGACAAGGTGTTCCTCTATATGTACCCATTGGACGGCAACGCTGTGCATCCAGAAGGCCCCAGAAGGGTTTTGCAAGAGCGTATGGATGCTATTATTAGCTTGGATGACTGGGCTTTCCAGAAGATTCTGCCTTCATGGGAGCATGTTATTCCTGCGGCTGATTTGCAACAGCATGTATGGTTGGCCCCGTTGTTTCCATGGGGCGACCCTAAGCTAATGGGCTTGCCGGTTGATGTCATTCACACGTGGGACCCGTCGCCTTTGTATGAGTCCCCAGGTTGTCATCATTTCGCGTGGCGTTACAGAAAAGCTGAGTGGTACAACGCATCACTATCGAGGGAGGCGCATGAGTGGGCAAGCCAACAAAATTTATCGTGGCCAATTTATAGCGTTGGTGGAAAGGCACTCGGACAGCCACGCGTCCTTGAAAGTGACGTTGTCTGGGAGTACGGGAGCTACAAAGGCGTTCTTTGTCCGACTTATGCCCATGCGGGTTGCGGATGGTGGCGAGTCCGTTACCTGCACGCTGCACACGCCGGGGCAATCCTTGGCGGAGATCCTAAAGAGCTTGGAATGATTGGCCCTGCCTATAGCCATACATTGCATGAGATTGAGGCCATGAATGACGAGCAGCACCAACAATTGGTTGGGCAGCAAATCATCAGCTTAAAAACCGCAACTAGGCCTGAAACACTTGCAAAACTTGAAAGCATTCTTAAATGATCATCATTCTTGAGGGGCCGGATGGCGGCGGTAAAACGACGCTAGCTGAGACATTGCGTGCGCAGTTGCAAAGCAACGGCATGACGCATGTCATTAAGCACGGCCCATACAAAGGCGTACAAAGTGAGGATCTTTGCAAAATCTTTTTTCGCTCTATGTCGCAGGCCCTAACCTACGATGACCACGTCATCATGGATAGGTCATGGCTGTCTGAGCCTATTTACGGCAGCGTATATCGTAAAGGCGAAAATCGTGTTGATATGCCAAGGCGGCGTATGCTTGAACGGGTGGCCTTGTCACGCGGCGCCGTCGTTGTGCAATGCCAGCCTGACTTTGAAGTTTGCGCAAAGACATTCATGTCACGCATTGATGATGAGTACCTTGATACCATTGGGCAGTTACAACAGGTCTATGATGAGTATGAGCAGCTGCCGCAGCGTACATGCCTTCCAGTAATCCAATATGATTACACTTCTGGGACACTCAGCGAACTTCTTCAACAGCTGAATGATAAGTCATACATAAATAAACATTCTGGAGGCGGCTGTTTTCGTGAAGGCAACATCTTAATGCTTTGTGATAAAGGCCCACGTGCAAATGTACGGCCTTCCGCCGCCGTTGTGCCTTTTATCAACTTCCAGGACAACGATGGGCCTAGTCGTATGCTAGCGGATACGCTTGAGCGCGAAGGCATTGCTGAAACGCAGTTGTACTGGGCTAACACGCAAACGTATCAAGGTACGCCTACATCACCGGCGTTTATTGCCACGCTAAAGCCTAGCAAAATCTTTGCATTAGGCAACAACGCATACACATGGGCGTTAAACAATGAGGTGCGTGCGTACAAGCTGCCGCCGCCGCTGTATCACATGCAAAACTTTCCCAACCAACCCTACCACATCACTGAGGCTGACTATGGAAATGCAAATTAGAACTGAAGAAGAATTGCTTAATCTGTACCGCGTGTTGTCGTCGCTAGGCAAGTACGCAAGTCCTCGAGGCGAGCAATGCCTTGAGCTTGAAAACTTTACATACACGTGTGACCCAGGCGTAAGATTCAACTCCTTTGAAGGCCGCAACTTCAATCTCAAGTACTTAAAACGTGAGATGGCGTGGTACATCAAAGCTGATCCACATGACCTGTCCATTGCTGAGCATGCAGCTCAATGGGGCAAGATTGTACTGAATGGCAAGCTCAATAGCAACTATGGTAGCTATTGGTTTGGCCCGCATGGCGCAAGGTTCATTCATCACATCTTATCGCGTGATCCCATGTCTCGTCGTGCTGTCATTCCTATGTATGGCTCAGACATAGATCATATGGACGTTGAGGCCAAGGATGTACCTTGCACAATTGCAATTGAGTTTCGTTTACGTGACAACAAACTCAACATGCGTGCCATCATGCGAAGCCAAGACATTCTATGGGGCATGGCAAATGATCTACCCACATTCTCGTTTTTGCAAGAGATCGTGGCAGCATTGCTGATCGTACAGCCTGGCACTTTGACAGTCTCCGTAGGCTCATTCCATGTCTACGAGTCCCGTATGGAGATGTTCAACAAGATCCTATCTGCAAGCACCTACCAGCCCGTGGCAGACAGGCCGCCATACATCACTACGCACGAGGCGCAGCTCTTGATTGAGAAGTGCATCGACGGCAAGAATGCCTTCGCACGTTGGCTCTTGGATGTATAATTCACGAGTGGCTTGACCACAATGTTTGATTTTTGAAAGGAACCTACGCATGACTACACGCATCCATTGGACCGAAAACGAACGAGAGCTTGTCGTTGAACGAGCCCTTGAACTGGTGCATCAGCACGATCTGTCTTTTTACGATGCCTTGCGGCAAGCGCAAGTTAGACTGCCTACGCATAGACAGCGTAGCTTTACAACATACTCATCCGCAACGGCTGAGATAAAACTACTACGCACACGCCATGCGGCGTACGAGGCATCAATGGCAAAGAAGGTAGTACCTCCTACAGTTGTAGACTCGGTGCCTCCAGCGCCACCAGTACCATCTCCAGTGCCACAGCCAGAGCTTACGCTTGATGAGCTGGTTCAGGCCATTGCAACAAAGGTTGCAGTAATGCTGACGGAAAGCATCAAGCGTGAGATCAAAGAGCTTGAGCATACCTTTCAGTTGCAAAAACACAATCCCAGCTACGCAAGCAGTGGGACGCCTACACCACACATAGCCGTGATTGGTCTGTTGCCTGGCCAGGCACATCAGATAGAGCGTGAGTTTGGCGACAGGTTTGCACTCAAGTTCATCCGGTCAGAAGACGCAAAGCATGCCGCCATCCCGTATGCGCAGGCATACCTGTTGATGAAGAACTTCATTGACCACAGCGTGTTTCATAAGTACCAGCCCTGTCCACAGCATGTGCTGATTGACGGGGGCATGTCGGCCTTGCGTATGTGGTTTAACACCAAAGGAGTTGAGCTGTGAGCACAGAAGAATTTGTCTACACCCCTGCAACAACGGACATCACCATTCGGTGGCGTAAGCTGTACAATTGGAAGCCCCCATCGGAGGATCCAGTGCAACAACGCAAATGGGCAGCTTTTAGAGCGCAAATGGCACGAGGCGCTGAAAGCATTGCGCCTGACCAGCCGCAGCAACTTACTAGACCTACACTCATCAAATGGAAAACACCATGATCAATGGCGCAGAGCCTCACGCACGCAGCAACGACGTTGTCAAAGTAGCCTACAACGACTGGGTTGAGCTACTAAAGCATACCGGCAATGCCGACATGCTTAATGACACCTACAACGTATGGCTGGAAGCGTTTAATGTAGCAACGCTGTTTGAGCGGCACGGCATCATGCATGCCTTACAAACTGAATTGCAACTCATTACGCCTGAAGAGCATGACGGGGCGGCAACGCTTACCGTCGAGGCGGTAAAGCAAATTCAAACACGCATGCTTCGACAAGTCATGGGCTTGATTGCGTCCAAGGGCTTATCTCGTGCCTAGTGCGCCTTGGGGCTGCGCCGCCTGAGTAGGTGCAGGCTCCTTGGCACGGTCATGCAGGTATTGCGCCCCTGTGGTAATACCCCCAGCAATGATGCCGGGAATTTGCAATCCAGGTACCATTGTTGCAAGACCTGCAAGGCCGCCTAAAGCCTCAATCACTGCGCCTGACCGATCACCTTCCAGCCACCGCTGATATGCCTCGTAGAAGCTAAGGCCTGAGAATGCGCCTGCCAAAGGTCCTTGCACAAACGCTGAGCCAAGGCCCTTTGAAAGCTTAGAAAGCGGGCCGGGCGTTGCGGCGGCAAGACGCTCTTTTGCAGCACGTTGCGCATCTATGATGTCGCCTTGCCGCAAGAACTCACGTGCTTCAGCAGCGCCTCTAACTGCTGGGTCATACCTTGAGCCCGAGATGGATAGACCTCCAGGCTGTAGGGCTTCAGGGCCAAATTTTTTTGTCAACTTGCCGGTAACTTTGCCTTGTCCCTTGCTGCGTTGATAAGCAGCGCTGGCTTCAGGCACACCGCCTGCGATTTCTTTATCCACGCCGGCCCAGTTGCGCATCCACTTGGTGCCGGATGTTGCATCCGCAGGCGTTGCCGGGCGCATAGATTTTGGGTCTATGCCTCGACGCAAAAGCTCTTCCTCTTCAAGATTGCGCAGCAGATCAGACATGCGTCTTTCAGCTGCAAGCTTTTTAGCTGCGTCCGCCTCACGTGCTTCACGACCTGGAAATGACGATTGCATGCCTCGTTGTATGCCAGGCCCTAGAATCGCGCCTGCGCCTCCTGCAACGTACTTTTCTTGCTCTGCCGTTAAACCTGTTTCAGGAAACAAAGGCTGTCGGCCACGTGGCCCGGCTGGCGTTGTAGGCGTCTGCGGTCCAATCGGGTCAGCAAAAATGCTGTCAAGACTTTGTAATTGCGCTTGTGCGCTAGGCGACGCGCCATCTTCGTCGTCAATCAATCTAGGCATCGTGGCCATATGTCACCTTTGCGGGTTGAATTGGCGAAAGAGTTGTTGGCGAAACTGCGCGTACTCTTTGTTAATTCGTGCATACTCGCTGTTGGGCGAGAAAAACTGCCGTGGGCTGCCTGTTGTGCCTACTCTGTCAGAGTATTGCGAAAGTGCGCCATACATTGCTTCGCGTTGTTTGTTCAGCAAGATCTGATTTCGTGCCCAAAACTGCATTGCCCTTGCCGAGTCATCCACACTCGCCATGGGTGCTTGCAAAAGCCGCGCGTCATTGTCAGTCGGGTTAACGCCCAGAAGACCTTTATTGGCCTTAACGTTGGCAAGAAACTCAACGCCTAGAATACGCGTAACATCGCGAACTGCTTGCTGATCTTGTGGAGACAGCTTAACCTTTTCAAGGAACTGCCGCACGGGCAAGCTCAAACGCACGTTTGCGTCGCCTGCTGTCATTTGCGCGCCTTCCTGGGCAGCTGTCATAAGGCCTGATAGCACACCTTGTTGCTGCATAAGGCCAAAGATCTGTGGCTTTGTGCGAGCAAAGAAGTCAAGCTGCCGCAAGTTCGTATTTGAGCCTTCCAGCATCTGCGGCGTGAAGCTCAAAATCTCATCCCGCTTTTGATTCCAAGGCTTATCAGCTTCTTCAGCTCTGCGCTTAGCCACTTCAGCTTGCGCAGCCAAAGGCAAGTTTGCCAAGTCGGAAGCAGCCGCAGCAGGTTGCGGACGTACTTGCGCGGGTGGTTGCGCAGTAGCAGCAGGTGCAGTAGCAGCAGGTGCAGTAGCAGCAGGTGCAGTAGCAGCAGGTGCAGTAGCAGCAGGTGCAGTAGCAGCAGGCCCAAATTGTGAACGGCTAGGTGTCGCGCCTGTCAATGTTTGCTCATACAATTGCACAACTTTTGCAGCCTCTGTTGGCGTAATAGGCACAGGCAAGCCAAACTGCCGCAACGCTGAACCTGCACTTTGCAAATCTCGATACAGTGCTTGCGTAGTTTGCGTATCAGTTGTAGGCGTCATACTACGCTTTGCTGCGTCTACATACGCATTCCAAAGCATTGCAACCTTAGGGTCCTTAAGCATATCATCAAGCAGACCCGACGCAGGTGGCCTATTGGCAACAGGAGGTATAGCACCAGCTGCCGAAGGAGGCATAGCACCAGCTGCCGAAGGAGGTATAGCACCAGCTGCCGAAGGAGGCATAGCACCAGCTGCCGAAGGAGGCATAGCACCAGCTGCCGAAGGAGGCATAGCACCAGCTGCCGAAGGAGGCATAGCACCAGCTGCCGAAGGAGGCATAGCACCAGCTGCCGGTGGAGGCACGGCACTCGCTGCCGGCGGAGGCATAGCGCCAGCTGCCGGCGGAGGCATAGCGCCAGTTGCCGAAGGCGTCATAGGCATACCACCACCAGGCATTAGTTGCAAGATGCCTGAACCATACTTAGCAACCAGGTCGGCTTGACTCATGCCTGCTGTGCGATCAGCAGCTGCATTTTGAATTCGTCGTTGCTGTTGCTCTGCTTCAAACTTTTGCCCTTCAAGCGCAAACTGCTGCTGTGAAAGCCCAAACTTTTGCCCTTCAAGTGCTTGTGCACCAATGTCTTTTTGCATTGAAAAGACACCTTTGACAATCTCGCCAACTTTTGGCGACAACTGCGCGATAACAGGGTAGACTTGTGCAAGCTTGCCAAGTTCGGCTTGCGATATGTTGCCTGCTTGTAGCTTGCTTTCAACTTGCGCAGGCGTAATGCCCAGCGTTTGTGAAAGCAACCCAATGGCCTTGGCGTTGTTTTCAGTCTCATACTTTTGACCGGCGATTTGCGCACGCATTTGCGCAACAGGCACTTGCATTTCAGCTTGTCGTTCTTGCTGTGCGCCTAGCACTGTTGATGCGCGGCCTAGTGCCTCGCCAATATTGCCCGTACGACCTGGGTCTAAGAATGCGCCAGCCAATTGGAACCAATTAGTGCCACGATTAGCGCGAGCTTCAAGTGCGTCAAGCGTCTTTTGCAATGCAGCAAAGTACTCTTCTTTGGCAGTTGGGTCGGCGCCTAGCATTGCAGGCGGCGTAGGTAACGTTGTTGCAGGAAGTGCCATGCTATGCCTTACGCGTGCTAGTTAATCAAAATAAAAGTCAGTTGTCCCACCATGCGTCAAACCCAAGGTCATCCCCAAAGTTACCCCAGTCATATTCGGGATTTGTAACATCAATGGCGTCAGACCCAAAATCACGTATAAGGAAGTCTTGCTGCGCAGGTGTCAAGTCGTTATACCACCCTTCCCAGTCAAACTCACCTGTAGGCGATACGTACCCAGACGTACCACCCCCAGGTGCGGTATCGCCACCTTCTGATGCGCCGCCGCCGCCGCCGCCACCGCCGCCGCCGCCACCACCACCACCGCCGCCGCCACTTCGCCCAAGCCCTGCAATACCCATTGCTACGCCTAGTGGTGTGCCACTAATACCGGCAAGAAGTGACCCTAGACCTGCAATTTGCTGCAAAGGCGAACTTGCGTATGCGCCAGGAATTGGGCCTGTATAAGTTGAGGACACATTGGTTGGGATGCTGTAGCCACGCAGGTTTTGCGCAGACATACCAAGTGCTTGCAATGGGAACAACTCACGGGCTTGGCCAATTTGCTGCTGCTGCGCACCTAGCGTAGCTAACGCGTTAATGTCTGCAAGATTTTGTGTTTGCTGCTGTGAAGCCAATGCGCCAAGCCGCTCACCTGCGCCTAGTTGGCGATTTAAGTCGCCTTGCGCAGCAGCAATTGCGTTTTGATAGCCAGCATTAAGCGCTTGACCTTGCTGCCCAAGTATGTTTTGGTTTGCATCACGAATGGTTTGACCTAGCACCTCAGCGCCACGCTTGGAGCCAAACTGCCCAGAGCCCACGGCGCCTGCTGTTGCGCCTGGCGCCAAGCTTTGCTGAATGCCACGTTGCCCCAAAGCGCCAATTTGGTTGACAACCTGTGAGGTATACGGATTCATGTAGTTAGCAACTACATCCGGCGCCGTTGTAGTTCCGGCGCCTGTAACCATATTGGTTGCAGCAGTCAATGCAGGTTGATATGAGCCCACATTTTGACCAACTTGCTGAAATGCTTGCTGCTGCAGAGGCGTTGCGCCAACAAACTGCGCATTGCTTGCAGCCGCCGTTGACTGCCCAGACAAATTGCTAAGGTAGTCAGTATACCAACTAGGGGCGGTTGTGGTCTGCCCTTGCGTAGTTGTAATGTTAGGCAGTGCGCTGCCTTGCGTCAATGACATGATCAGCCTTTCATGTACGCCAAGGGCGACTTGGCAGGAGGCGGAATTTCACCATGCTTGGCGGACCGCTTGTGTTTTCTAAGGTTCTCACGCATTTTATCCAAAATGCGGGCCCCAGCCTCATTTGAACCGTTGCCTAATGCTGCAACAGTGTCAGCATCAAACACGTACTCGCCATCAGCCAACATTGCAGGTATGGAGTCGGACTGCCCGTCGCCTTTACCGCGGACATAATACCCTGTTTTGCCTGTAATGAACTGCGGATTATGCCCGTTGACATCCCCGCCTTCAGCAAACATAGACAACGGACTACTACCGCCTAGCAGGCCCATCCCTGCTTGCATCATTGCGGCAGGGTTGCCTGACAGCGTATTAGCGCTTAGCGGGTTATACGTGTTTGATGTAGCACGTACAGGAATACCTGGAGAAGGCATGCCGGATATTGTGGCGCCTATGAGAGGCGAGGGCGCGTTTACTTGCTGGCCATAGTTGTAGTAGCCTGCGCGGCCTTGACGACCTGACAAAAACTGCATGAGCCGCGGATCCACATTGGTAAGTTGCGGAAAAAGTTGAGGAAGCTCTTGTGTGTCCATGGGCTTACTTTCTGTAAGAGGTGCTGCTTGCAATACTGAAGGTGTTAGTTGCACAGGCAACGCGCCTTGCGTAGCATTTTGTGAGCTTGAAGCAGACGGCGCAGCAGCTTGCAAATTTGTATTGACGTTGCCGCCTGTCGTTGACGCGGCGCCATCAGTACTTGTGTCAACACCTACATTTGTGGTGCCACCTGTAGTATCAATTGCGCCACTGCCACCTGTAGTATCAATTGCGCCACTGCCACCTGCAGTATCAATTGCGCCACTGCCACCTGCGCCTACGGCATCGCCTATACCTGTACTAGCGTCAGCAACGCCAGTGTTTGACGCGCCTGCATCCACGCTTGCGACATCACTAGAACTTAGACCTGCTAAATCGCCTGCACTTGCACGACCTGCACTTTCAGCAAGTCCTGCAAGTGCAGCAGCCCCTGACAACGCGCCATACGCTGTGCCTGATGATATTGCGCCTAGCGCGCCTACGCCTGTTGCAGCTTGACCTTGCCCTGCTGCGTTTAAGCCTGAGGCCAATGCGCCAAGCGCATTGCCTGCAGCCAACGCGCCTACTGCATTTGCGGCATGCGCAGCTTGACCTTGCCCAGCCAAATTCAAACCTGCAGACAACGCACCTGCAATGTTACCTGACGCAAGACTGCCCACAAGGCCTACGCCATGCGCAGCCGTCGTTGCACCGGCAATGTTTAAGCCGCCCATTGCGGCGCCTACAATGTTGCCTGCTGCAAGGCTACCTAAGACACCAATAGCTTGGGCTGCTTGCGCTGCGCTGGCGTTTCCAGACGCTTTGCCTAAAAGGCCCGTTACACCCATCGCAAGACCAAACGGCCCCGTTGTTGCTAATGCAAGCGCGCCTAAAACATCTTTTGCAGAAAGATTGGAAAGGCTAAACCCCGCGTCTGCCAAAGCTGCGCTAATTGCACCAAGTTCTGCTTGACCAACTTCTGCAGATGACAACGCATCAAGCGCGGCTTGCGCGTTTGCGTTGTCAATTGCAGTGGCTTCTGCTTGGGCAGCAGAGGCTTGCGCGTCCGACGCGGCTACATCAGCAGCAGCTTGCGCATCAGCGGCCTGGGCAGCACTCATTGCGTCCATTGCTGCAGCATTTGCCCCTGCATCCGCGCTTGACATATCACTAGAACTTAGACCTGCCAAGTCGCCTACGCCTGCATCGCTTACGCCTACATCGCCTACGCCTGCATCGCCTACGCCTGCATCGCCTACGCCTGCATCGCCTACGCCTGCATCAGCACCACCTGCATCAGCACCACCTGCATCAGCACCACCTGCATCAGCACCACCTGCATCAGCACCACCTGCGGCACCACCACTTTCGAAATGCGCGATAGGCCAATCAATGCCTGGGGCTGCAAAGAGCCCCTCTTTCATCATTTTAGAAATAACGTCGCGCTTCATTTCAAAGGTATCCCTGCTTCAATGCGTTCATGACACTTGAAACAATTGTTGCAAGCATTGTTGTTGCAAGTAAGAACAAGCGGCTTGATGTTGTCTGGAATAAGATCCCACTGCGCCGCTTTTGACATGCCGTCTAAAGGCGTGCGCAGTCTGTTTTCACCGCACATCTTGGTGATGACTTCTTCGAATGTTTTGCGCAACTCCGGTGTGGTTGCTGTAGAGTCTGTGTTGTTTAGACCATAATACAGATTCTTTATTCCTGGGTTGTACACGGTCATAAGCCCCAAGAAGAAGGATATGTACCAGCGTTGAAAAGACCACTTGTAGTCTGGCGGTTCTGGCCGCACCGTCATCAAATTCGTTGCCTGAAGATCAATTTCTATGAGTGGCACCTCAAACTTCTCAGCAATTTGTTTTGCGTTAATCCTTTGCGTTGCAAGCCAGACTTCGATCGGGCCATACGGCGGCTCAGGGAGTGCGAGAGCAAAATTAAATGCCACCACTTTTTCTTTTTTCGCGGTTACCCAGGCCATTAGGGCAGTTGATTCAACTCCACCAGAAAAAGCTATTACACCCGTATAATCGTCCAATGGGATCTTGGTGACTTCAGGTGGCAGTGGGTAATAGTTCATTTTGCTCACGATTGCGTATACCCATCTGTTACTCAGCCACTTGTGGGTTTACAGCGTTGACTAGCGCGGCAGCCCACTCTTGCCAATCATTAAAATTGAAAGTCCCAGGTATCCCCTCATTAGTAAACACATCAATCGCTTTGAGGCTTTCGCCCCAAAGCCGCCAGTCTGTATTTGCATCAGGCATGGCAAGCTGCTGCGCAGCATACAGTTCGACCATCAACGCCGCCCATGACTCAAACGTATGACCTCGCGGGTCGTAAATGAGTGCAGGACCAGACATCAATAAC